ACCTGCACGCCGTCCCGTTTCCAGAGTCCCAAAAGGGAATCTTCCCCATAATATTCCACCGTTTTCCGTAAGTTCAACTTTGATACTGGATTTCGTGCGTCCGCTTGCTACTTGTTTTGCGGCTACATGGTTGGCTATGATTCGGGAGCGTAGTGATCCAAGTTCGTCACCGACTATTTTCTGTACATCCGCACGGGTTACTGTCATTTCCATAAATCACTTCCTCTATATTTTTGGTAGGGCAAATAACTAAGCCTTTTACCTCTTTCAATTGTACTTCAATAGTGATACCGGCCACATTTACATCAAGCTTGTCATAAAAGATGGAATACGGGATTTCCCCATAGACGGGTTCAAACAATCCTGATTTATTGATTCGCATTATAAATTCTTGTGCGTATGCCTTGCACCGTTCCACCACGATGTCTGATTCTTCCCCTTCGAAATCAAAATCAACCTTGTCCATGAAAGCAAACAAGCAATTAGGATAGTCTTTGATTTGTTGTTGGCCAAACTTCATAACCCCGCTTGCCGGAAGGACGTTGAGCATGGCCGGTAATGCCGTGCTGTCAAGCTTCACATTTGCCGTTTGCCAGTTCTCAAATATGTATTGCACACATTTCATTTCACTTGCCACAAGCCTTATTTTATCCTCTATGGATTGAAAACCATCCGGCCTTCTGTATTTGCTTTCTTCTTTCATTTCTTTTTCTTCGTTATGACGTTACGTAATCTCCTTTCAAACTTCATTCGCCTTGTATCCATGTCAAGACACTTGTACACTCGAATCCATGGAACCTTTTCAACATCCCCATGGTCGGGTATGTGCATGCGTGTGGCGTAATAGTCCAACAAGCCAAACATTCCAAACTTCAAATTCTCAATACCGGCTTGTTGTTCTTCAGGTGTAGGGGTAACGCTTGCTTTTGAAAACAGCTTATTAACCCGTTCCACTTCTTTTGAAACCCAGAAAGAAAATGATAGGACGGCCTGAACATCTTCGTTTAATATGGTTTCTTCACTGACCCCCAAAAGGATTTTACAAGGCAATATAAGAAAATCCGCATCATTGGAAATTGATTGTAACTCCATGAGTTTTCCCATCGTAATATCATTAATCGTGTCAGGCATGCTCACACCACACACAAATTGCGATGGTTTGATTTCTTTTGCTATTCTGATAAGGTTATCATAATCGGTAATAAACTCGCTTATATGCAAAAATTCACGTACTGTCATATCATGTTTCAATATACCTTGAACGCGGTCGCCTAATTGGTCTCTTTTCTTTCAAATAGTTTAGAGCTACATACCTAACCGCATCTAAAAGGTGGTTAAACTTGTCGATAGGCTCATTCAAGAACTCACCCGTCATTTTATTTTCTTTCCACTTGTAGTTTCGTATCTCATAAATCAGGTTCAGGCTCCGGCTTGTTATGTTTAGGTTGTACCTTTGAAGAATCTGGATACCGTTACGTACAGAATCCGCGCCCTTTTCTGCTGGTTCTATCCTCCTGATACCGTAATTGTATATTTCTGTGATACTTTTTTGTTCCGCACTATCCGCAACAGTTGACCCGGGAAGCCCACGGAGTTTATCAGCTATCTTGTCATTTGTCATTCCACGCATGTAACAAAGTTCATCAAACCATAACTCACCATTTAACTTGTACACATCAACAATTCCGGTTGGGTCTACGGTAAAACCGAAGTCAAGTCCCCTTGCTACCAATTGAGCTTCTACAGGTATTTCCGGAACTTGCTTCCATCTTGTGTAGACAACTCCTTGTGGTCGGCCGGTCAATCCAAGTCCGTAAACCTTCCACCAGTTTTCATCATCTTTATTGCTTTCTATTTCTGCAATCTGTTCTTCTGTAATAAATGGATTGTCTTTGTAGGTTGAGTGAATCTCCACCGTGTTGGTTCTGATTGATATTCCTTTCAATTCATACCAAAATTCACTGTCTGGATTCCAATCGAGAAAAATACACTCACGGGTACGCACGCTTAACTGCCGGAATACTTCATAAGGAATACGATTACACTCATTGATGAAAAGGATGTCTCGCCCGGCTCCTTTCACCTTTCCCCAATCATCAGCGGAATAGAAACGTATTTGTGACCCTGATTTGAACGTATAAGTCTTGTCCGTTTGGTTGGATTCGTAGTCTATTCCTTCTACCATCCCTTCCGCATCCATTATGTTAGTCAGGTCTTGGATGGCACCACGTTTTAGGTGCGGAATTGATTCAGAGATTATGTCTATCACTCTCTTCTTTGCACCCACCAAAATGATAGTTAACAAAAGAGACATAACCGAGTATGTTTTTCCCGATCGTGTCCCTCCTTTATTGGCTATTATTCTGGCGTTATTCACGTAGGCCGACAAGCTCTTTTCATATACTTTGGTCACAATCATATACTACTTGTCTTTAAGCTTTTTCAATAATTCCGCTGTTTCATCATTGGATACAGTGATATTCAATCCCGTACTTACTTCGCCAGTATGCTCAACTTTAGAATCTTGACGGTTTTTCCATCTTTCCGGTGCTATGTTAGTTATCAAGAATATAGCAGCCCCGACATTCGGCTCCACACGAATGTTCTTCTTCGTTTGCTTCACGATTTTAGGTGAGCCATTTACATCCTTGTATTCCGTCTGTGTCTGCGTATACTCGTACCCTTTGGCAGCGTTGGCGAGCGACTTCACGATGTCCGTTTCAAGCGAATCCTTAAACTTTTCCTTTGCTTTTTTTATTGCTTCTGAAAACTCTGATTTCGCCATCCAGTTATAATAGGTTACATTGTCAATACCCATGGCTTTGCAGAAGTCCATCAACTTAGCCCCTCCATACTCCATAAGCCCGTTTTCACGTACCCAATCGGCGCAGCATTGCATCATTTCCTTGTTATACTTAGCCATGTTCCTCCGTTTTTATAGCGTGCCTTTCAGCCAGTGTAACTTTTTCTCCTTTGTACATACCCGCTCCCAACTCATCTATTTTAGAAAACGGTATTTCCGGGACTGTTAAACGCTTGCGGTATGATTTATCAATAAAATAGATGTAACGAAGTTGAAAACCCGATAAAATCTGACCATTTACCGCTTCAACATACCGTTTGAAATTGAATCTACCACCCGTAATATTATAATAAGACTTTCCATTTAATTCTTTCCTTGGTGTAGTTGGATTACTTTCTAATGTCATTTTATGTATCTTCTCACCATTCGGAAGGACACACAAATTGAAATTCTCTTTTATTCCTGTAAGTACAAAATTAGAAGCGCGATAAATCGTCCCATCGCCACAAGAACAGCCATCGGCAAAAGATATTACCCATTTAATCTGCGGCGCATTCTTTTTAATCATCCGTAATGTTTTCCCGATACAATAGCTTTCAGAATTTCGTGGCAAATAATCATCGAAAGCCATCCGATTTAATTCAAGAAATTCATTCCAACTTGTACCATCAACAATCTGAATTATCTTTTTCTTATCCAAGGACGGTCCAAATGAAAGCACTCCGTGTAATTTACCGTCAAGAAAACATCCGAAATGCAAACAACTATTGTTTACGACCTTACCCGAATAATGGTGTTTCCTCATAAAAGGATTAGCTATACTGCTTGTTATAACCTTTACAACTATTTCTTTTGCTCTGCCCATTGCCTTACGATTAAAGATAAAGCGTTTCCATTCGCATTTTCATTTCCGAATGTTTCCGTATACTTGTATGAATCTGTTTGTTTGATTTCGTCTATTGCCTGCCGTATCATGTCAGCTTGTTCATCGGCAAATGTGAATGTCATTTGTTGAAACGGCGATTTCTCCCCACTCGGCAAAGAGAAACTGTCCCCGAAATCATCCGGGGAAACACCCCAATCTTCCGGCAGATCCACACCCCAATCTTTGAGCTGTTCGGTATCCCACTCATTGGCAAGCATATCATAATCCCACTCTCCATAAGGTGCATTGTCTTTCATGACGTATGCTTTTAGTTGCCCTATTGTTACATTTTGTGGGATGACTTTACAAGGGGCTTTTTCATATTGCAAATCTTGTAAGGCAATCAACCTCATGTTTCCACCAATGGTGACATATTTCCCACCATGCTTGTACACTAAAAGTTCCCTCAGTGAAAGCATCTCAGGATTATCTACGATGGACTTTTTTAATTTTTCAAATTTCTCATTACGTATAATCCTCGGGTTTGCTGGAAGTCCATCTATCTGACCATGATTTTGTTCAATATCAGATAACGGAATCATTTCTGTTTGAATTAAACTGATTTTGCTCATAACAAAAAAATATCATCTACAAATATACAAAAACAATTATTATATAATTATATTTTCAGTATAAATAATTATAATACAATCACTTGTTAATTATCATCTCTTTTGTAATAGATGTCAATCTCATACTTGACCAACTTGTATATCGAAATCATCAAGGCTATCCACAACACTGTTATGAATATGACCCGAAATAAAAAGTACTCATTAAGAAGCCCAAAAAAGGCAACGGATGCGGGTAGG